AACAGCCAACATAACGTATGGAATAACATCTATATTTCGATCCCGAACCTGTCGGGCGCGAATGGCATAGTGCTCACCGGCGTGGGGCCGGCGCCGTCCTCCAACACTTGCTACAATATGTTTACCAATGTGTTTATTGCCTTGCCGTCCAGTATGGACGCGCACGCCGTTTATCTGCAGAACTGTGACACGAACCAATTCATGAAGGTTCACATTGCCGGGGGATCGGCGGCGGCGTTCGGTATCCTTTTCGACTACACCGGCATCACTGGTGCCATCTTTCCCTCCGCCAACTCGTTCTTTGGGCTTGAGAGCAATGGATTGGTGCTTGGCTTGAACCAGTTCACCAACGCCGGAACGCCGAGCATAAATGCCAGACCGAACTACATCCGCGGGCTGAACCAGGACAACAGCGGCACCAGCCCGGCGTTGCCCAACCTGCAGCCAGATCTGCCCGTCAATGTCGGCCCGCATGTGTTCCTCGTGTCGCAGAACGCATCGATCAGCGGCACCACCGTCTATCAGCCGTTCATTGTTGGCATATATCGCATCAGCCTCTATCTGGCGCTGCAGTCGACCGGCAACAACGTCACCGTGACAGCCGGTGTCGGATGGCACGACGGCTCGATCCGAAACGTCACCACCCAGCCGATTAATTTCAGCACCGGCGCCAATAACCCGCAGTCCATCGTCGAGACTGTGATGAACATTGCCAATTACGGAATCAACTACAGCACGGTGGTGTCGGGCGCTCCCGGCGCCGGAACCTACATGCTGGCCGTCGTGATCGAGAGGCTAAGCTGAATGGCACCGCTGCTGCCAAATCCCGTCCCGCAATTCTGCGACGCGGACGGGAACCCATTTGCTGGCGGCACCGCCCTTCAAGGCTGTTGGGTTGACGTTACGCCAGCCAGCAGTTGACGGGCGGCATAATGGTCAACGGCTTGCTGAAGTGGCCATCCTCGATGCGCCGCGTAGTCACGGATGGTCGTATAATGGAACCCAAGCCGCGCTGCTGCGTGCAGCAAGCACAACCGCTCGCCGTTCAGTGTTACAAATCTGGTCGTTCGTCTGTTAACCCCCTGCGTCGGAGCATCCGCCCATCGGCAGTTCCCGGGTTCGTAGTTCCCATCGTTGTCGATCCTGTCGAGCGTTGTCCCCTTTGGTCTCTCGCCCATGTCGGCTAGGAAGTTTTCAAATATCGACCAGCGTTCACAGATCGAGATGCCACGAGATTGGTAATTGCGCGCGTCGTTCTCGTCGTTGCCGTTGATCCTTTCTCGCATAGCAAGCCAGGAGTTATGCGTCGGCGTGTGGCTCATCCCGTGGCGGACGCCGGGCCTGAGTACGGAAGTTACCTCGCGCGAATAGCAGCCACAGGAGACCGTGTTTCCAGACCGAAGGCTCGAAAGCAAGACATCAAACCATTGTCGGCAGTCACAGACGACAACGAATTTCCGCTGGACTTGTCCGCCTGGCGATACCGCGGGATCGATCTCACGCACTACGCGCACCCGACCAAATCGTTGACCGGCTTCAATCGTCAAACGCTTCACCACACCACGAAATCCTTGGAAAGAGTTGTCCAATGACGGCTGCTTTACTCCCCGCCCCAGAGTTGCAATTCATCGACGGCAACGGGGACCCCATATCCGGAGGGACAGTAGAGACTTATATCCCAGGGACTTCAACTCCAAAAACCACGTGGCTCGATCAAGCTCAAACAGCAGTCAATACGAACCCGATCGTATTGAACTCTGACGGGCGTTGTATAATCTTCGCAGATGGCGACTACAGAGTTGTGCTGCGTGACGCCGCCGGCAACGAGATATACGACCAGCTATCGAGCACGGTCGTTTCAGCTGCCATGTATCCCGTGGTCTCCGCCCCCACCATCGCCGACGCGGTGCATCTGCTCGGCCTCGACGGCATGATCGCCGACGAGGCCGCGGCGCGCGCGGCAGCCGACAGCGCCGAGCAGGCCGCACGCATTGCCGCTGACAACGCACTCGGCGCCCGCATCGACGCCGAGATTACCCGCGCTACGGCGGCAGAGGCGCATCTGCAGACGGAGATCGATGGTCTGTCCGGTGGCGGGGCCGCTGAGGTTGTCTATGGCGGTTTCGCCAATGCCGGCAGCGGGCACGTCCGCATCACGTTTCCGACCCCGTTCGCCATCCTCCAGGCGTGCGTCGCGTGCATCGCCGGCAGTTCCTATACGTCGGTGACGCTGGAGTGCCAGCCTGACCTGACCGGCGCCGATATCTACGTCTCGCAGACAGGGAACCTGCCAGCCGTCGCTAACGTCTACTGGATTGCTTGCGGGACAAACTAGCCGTGTCAGAAGGTCTCGCCGCCGCCATCCCTAACTCGCCGTTGGTCGAGCCTGGCGCCGGCAACGTCACGGTCGCCTGGCGCGCGTGGTTCACCGTCCTCCAACGCCGCACCGGCGGCACGGTCGGCACCGCCGCCGCCGATAGCGCCGCGCTGACGAAAGAGCATGACGAGCGGGTTGCGGCTGACAATGCACTGCAGGCGGCTATTGCCGCGGAGGCGGCTGCACGCGAGGCCGCCGACGTTGCGGAAGCCGCGGCGCGGGAGGCGGCCGATAAGTGGCTGCAGGCTTATGCGCTGAGCAACAACGCTGGGCTGCAGGCTGAGATTGCCGCGCGGCAGGCGGCAGATGCGCTGTTGCTGCCGATCGCTCAACTCTGCAGCACGTGGGCCGCGTGCAACCTGTCGTTCCTGCCGACGACCGATCCTGGCGGCGGGCTACCGTGGCTGGACGGCAACCACGTCGTTGTCGGCACGCCCTCGGGCGCCATTGTCGGCATCGGGCTGGAGGACGGCACCGGGCGCTGGGGCCTGGAGGACGGAACAGGGGCGTGGATATGGGGCTAATGACTATTCCGCCACCGCTCAAAGTAGTTATTCCTCCATCGCTCAAGCAGGTTCTCTTCTGTCGTGCATACATGCACATTGCCTACAGCATACGGCCCCTGATCCCTGAACCGCGCCATGACATATTGGCCTTTGTAACGCCCTCGCTGTTCCCATTTGCCGCTGGACCGCCAAATCGTCATCCACTCCTCAAATGTCAGGAGAAAGGTGACTCCCCGTTGCTTTGCGACATCTTTCTGCGCCTGATAAGCGCGCCTTCCTGGGTTTTGCGCTTTCCATGCGCGATTGCGAGTATTGTGTTTTTCCAGGTTGTTCTTTTTGTGCCTCCATACGCGCATATACGCAGTATGGCGCGCACGCTTCTCTTCTGGTGTAAGAGGCATCAGCCTCGCTCCTATACAGCAGGACCGTGGTTAGGGTTGGCACTGGCTGTGACGGGCCGGTGTCAGCCCGCAATGTAGCATAGGAGGCGGTTACGGCCGACACTAAAATCTCTGCCGGGGCCGATCCTGGCACGCTGGTTGCGACCGACAAGGTGCCGCTGGCGCGGGCGGCGTCCACGACCGCCTACGCCGCGACGGTTGCCGAGATCGCGGCCTATGCCAACACCGGAGGCCCATTCGCGCCGCTGGCATCGCCCCCGTTCACCGGCACACCGACAGCGCCAACGGTGGCCTCGACCGCCGCTGCCGGGACCACGCAGCTTGCAACAACCGCGTTCGTCCGCAACGGCACCACGACCAACGACAACGCGCCCGCTGGCCAGGTCGGCGAATACGTCAGCAGCACCGTGGCACCTCCCGGCTCTGCCATCGGCAGCAATGTCGCACAGAACGTGACCTCTATCGGCCTCACGGCAGGGGATTGGGATGTGTATGGTGCCATCACGTTCGGCGCCTCGGCCGCCACCGGGATCGGGAGTTATGCGGCCGGCATCGGCACCGTAACCAACGGCATGCCGGCCGCGCCGCAAGCCACCGGACAAAATGTCGCGTTGGCCGTGGCCACGCTACCGAACGGCGCGGTGTGGATGCTTCATATATCGCCCACCCGGATGTCGCTGGCCAGCACGACCGCCGTGTATCTTGTCGCCCAGTCCGGTTTTACCGGCGGGAGCATGACGGCCTCCGGGTATATCGCCGCACGGAGGGCACGGTGATGCCCCGGTCGTCGTGGGATAACGAGGACCGCAGGCTGATACTTGAAGGCTTAGCAGAGCGTGCCGGCAGGCTGATTGCCGAGCAGCACATCGCCGACGGTGGTGACGGAAACCTCCTTGAGTTGTCCTGCGATGCATTCGCCCGCCTGGTGCGCGATCATGCCGTGACGGCGTTCAACAACGGCGTGGGCGCGGTGTGATGACCGCGCGCCTCTCCGCGCTGGAGGCGAGGCTCGGCTGACACCGTTCGTCATCTTTGCGATGCCGCGCTGCCGCACTAAGTGGCTGAGCCAGTTTTTGTCCTACGCCGATTGGCAATGCTCTCACGACGAGATACGGCATTGCCGCTCGCTGGACGATGTGAGCTCGTGGCTGGCACAGCCCTGCACAGGCACCGTGGAGACCGCCGCCGCACCCTTCTGGCGCCTCCTGCCGCCTGAGGTGCGGGTGGTGACGTTGCGGCGTCCCGTGGCTGATGTGGTGGCCTCGCTGCACCGCGGCGGACTGTCATTCGATGAGCCTGGGATGACGCGGTTCCTGGAACGGGCCGAGCGCAAGCTGGATCAGATCGAGCGGCGGATGCCGGGCGTGCTGGCGCTGACGTATGCCGACCTAGCCGACGAAGCGGGATGCGCGCGGGTGTTCGAGCACTGCCTTGGGCTGCCACATGATCCTGCCTGGTGGGCCTGGCTCGCGCCGCACAACATCCAGATCAGCCTGCCGCATCTGGTGCGGTATTTCACCGCGCACGCGCCACAACTGGAGAAGCTGGCGAAGACGGCGAAGCATCGCATTCTGCGCGGCATGACACAGAGCGTCGAACTGGACGGTGTGACGTTTCAGCGCGAGCCATTCCGCGAGTTCTATCGCGATGCGCAGCCGTTGTTCGCCGAGCATCTGGTGCAGACCGGACAGGCTCCTGACGACCACGCACGCAAGAACCTGGCGCTGTTCGAGGCGCTGGACGACAGGGGCGCGCTGCATGTGTTCACGTCGCGCAGTAATGGCAGGATGTTTTCCTACTTAGTATCCGTCATCGCGCCATCGCTCGACTCGCCGGATGAAATGCTGGCCGAGCAGACGATCTTCTTTGCCGATCCGTCCTGGCCTGGTCTGGGCATGAAAACGCAGCGGGCGGCGATTGCCGATTTGCGGGCACGGGGTGTCAACCGGGTGCTGATGCGCGCGGGACATCGTGGCAGCGGACCACGGCTCGGGACGATGTTTCGCAGGCTGGGGGCCGAGCCGTTCGGCAGCCTGTATAGCCTGCCACTGGAGGCATAGATGGGCGCAGGGGCAGTTGCGGCTGCAACAATCGGCTCGGCGGTCATTGGCGCCGGCGCGTCGATGATGTCGGCGAATAAGGCGGCTGGTGCGGCCAAGGATGCGGCCGGTGTGCAGCAGCAGATGTATCAGACCACGCGCGGTGATCTCTCGCCCTACAACACGATGGGCCAGAACGCGCTGGATGCCGCTTACGGTGTGGCACAGCGCGGGCCGACCGGCGGTGGCCCGGATTATGTCGGCATGGCGGCGGCCAATCTACCGGGCAACATGACGCAGGCACAGCTGGAGCAGACGCCTGGCTATCAGTTCACGCTCGCACAGGGATTGAAGGCCACGCAGTCGGCCGCTGCGGCGCGCGGGTTGGGCGTGTCCGGCGCGGCACTCAAGGGCGCGGCGACGTATGCGACGGGCCTCGCCGACAGCACATATGCGAACCGGTTTAATGAGGCACAGCAACGGTTCACGGATTACATAAACCTAAACACCGGGCAGCAGGGCAACCTGACGAACGAGTTCGATCGCTATAACAAACTGGCCACGCTGGGCGAGAACGCCGCAGCACAAACCGGCGCGCAGGGCACAGCGGCCGCGAACGCCGCGGGCGGCTATATCAACGCAGCCGGCATCGACCAGGCGGCCGGCCTGAAAAACGCCACCAACGCCCTAACCGGTGGCGTTAACAATTACCTGGGATACCAAGCGATGCAGAACGCGCTGAACCCGACGACAGGCGGCTACGCAACGAACGCCATCAACTCGTCATACACCAACCCATCCGAGCAAGCCTACTACGCTGCCGCGTCCAGTGGCTCGCCATACAGCTTCCGGGGATAATTGCGTCATGGCTGATGACACCAACGCATTGCTGCAAGGGATGCGCGGCGTGCCGACGCTGAGCAGCGGAGACACGGTGCTGGTCAACCCGCTGGCGGCGATGAGCCAGGGGATACAGGCGGCTGGGCAGGTCTACGGCATCCGCGAGAAGCAGGCGCAACAGGCCTGGGGCAACATCCTCCAGCAGTCCACCGACGAGAACGGCAACGTCGATTACCAGAAGGCGCAGAGGCTGGCGGCACAGAACCCCATCGCCTCGATGGGCATGATGTCGGCGCTCAAGGACACATCGGGGCTGCGCGGCGCACAGATTACCCAGAGCGGCGCTCTTGATGACCTGGTAACGTCCCTATCGGCATCAGCGATCAGCGATCCGTCAGACGCGAATATGGCGAGCATACGGGCACGAGCGGCAGCAACCGGCGCGCCGGCCTCGATGCTGGCTGAGATTGACCGGATCGCCGCTATCCCGGATCCGGCCCAGCGGAAGGTGGCGGCCTGGCAGCATTTGAGCGGGAAGATGGGCCCGGGATATAACCTCGCGGCGGGTGGATTTCCGACGCCAACACCGACAACGGTCGGACCCAATATCGTGCCAACCGGCATATCGCCGCCGACACCATATAGTCCAGGCGGCATGAGCGTGCATCCTGGCGGCGTCGGACTTGGCTTGTCGCCAGAAGGTGCTGCTGGATATCAGCGGTGGTTAAAGGAGGGAAGGGACTATCCTGATCCCGCCAATCCTACCGTGACCAAGCACGGCACCAACGAGACGTTTCTTAAAGACACCGGTGTGCCGGATCAGTATATCTATCCCGGCGGCGCTCCCGCTACACCTGGCACGCAACCCGGAACATCGCCGCCAGCGACAGGCGCTCCCCCAGTGCCGCCGCCGCCGGGGACCCGTTTACGTTCTGCCGCTGGCACCTATCCGCCATCCGGCAGCCCGGCTGCTCCAGTGCCACCAGGAGCGACAGCACCATCTCCAGCCGCGCCAACGCCACCAGACGCTGTGCCACCAGTGTCCGCAGCACCTCCCTCACCGGCGGGCACCGGCATCCGAGGGCCAGTTCCTGGCGCTGTTGCTGCTGGGACGGCGTCCGGGACAGCAACGGGCACGGCGAGCGCCGGCATGGCGTCTGATTTGATAAAGCGTGCCGATCAGGTGCCGGCCAATAAGGCGAACTACGCCAACATGCTGAGCGACCTCGATAGGATCGGAAACATGCCTCCGGGTGGCGAGAAACAGGTTGCCATCGAGACGTTCCTGCAAAAAGCCACCGGTTACGGCTTCACCATGAACCAAGGCCAGATCGCTGCCGCCAACACTTTCGCGAAACTAGCCAACATTGCCATTGGGCAGCAGCTTGCTGCAATCGGTGCACCCAGCGACTCTCGCCAGGCGCTGTTCATGGGTTCAAATCCGAACCTCGACCTATCGAAGCTCGGCAACCAGCAGATCATCCACATGCTGCAAGGCAACGAGGACGCCATCCAGGCCAAGGCACGCGCGTGGAACGATTGGAGAAAGAGCGGCAAGGGTGACGATACTTACGGCGACTTCCAGAACGACTTTAACCAGCACTTCGACCCGCGTGTGTTCCAGCAGCAATACATGCCGAAGGACGGGGACGAGATTGCCGCGTTGCGCAAGAGGATGACAGGCCCCGACGGCAAGCCAACGGAGGAAGGAAAGAAGTTCATCGCCGACACGCAGTATGCCCGCAGCCGAGGCTGGATAAAGTGATTGCGGATGCCGACGAACGATCAGTATGACGACCTGTTCGACGGCTGGGGGCAGGCGCTCAACGTCGACCCGCAACTGGCAAAAACGGTGTTCCACCAGGAAAGCGCCGGCGATCCCAACGTGAAGGACAACGCAGGCGCGGTCGGGCCGATGCAGATGAAGCCAGCTACCGCCAAAGCGATGGCAGTGAAGCTCGGCCTCGATCCGAATGCCATCGACCTGCACGATATGCGCTGGGCCGTGCCGCTCTCGATGCAGTATCTCGCGGACGGCGTGAACGCGACCAAATCGGCCGAGGGAGCGCTCGGCTACTACAGCACCGGCAGCGCCGATCCGAAGCGGTGGAGCCGGGCGTATCTGGATAAGGCGGCCAAGACCTATGACGGGATGACGCTCAAGCCCGCCGCCACACAAGGCGCCCCAGCGGCGCCTGCGGACGGGCAGGACACAACACGGCCGCCAGCCGCCCAACCCGCTCCAGCCCCTTCCCAGGCCACGCAGGATGCGCCTCCAGCTGACGGCAGCGCCGTCGCATCAACGGCCAGTAGCCTTGTCGGCAACAACGCCACGAGCATCAAGCCGTTCCTGGCCGCGAACGGCCAGAGCCTCGATCCGACACGGGCCAACTGGTGTGCAGCGTTCGTTAACGCCACGCTGGAGGCCAACGGCGTCGAGGGCACCAGCGGGCCGACGAAGAACGTCGCCACCGGCTTTCTGAAATGGGGCGCTCCGGTCGCGGATGATCCCCAGCCGGGCGATGTCCTGGTCCAGCCGCGCGGGCATCCTGCCGGAGGGCTCGGCGGGCATGTCGGCATCGCGACGGGCCACGTGGCCGAGGGTCCCAGCGGGACATTCTATCTGATGCAGTCCGGCAACCTAAACGGCAAGGTCTCGTATAGCTGGGAGCCGGCGCAGAGCATTGTCGTGCGCCGTGCTGCGCCGCGATCCACACCCACACTGCAGGCATCACGCTGATGGCAGACGATTTCTGGAGCACGCTCGGCGCGCAGCCGACGACAACTGCGCCGGCTAGGACGGGATCTGCTGCACCATCAGGCCAGGGCGATGATGCGTTCTGGTCGACGCTCGGCAGCGGGCAAACGACGACCGATCGGGAGAAGGCGGCGCCCTCGCTGCTATCGACAGTCGGAAGCTCGCTGTTGCGTGGCGTTCACGAAGGACTGGATGTGCCGGCGGAAGCCCTCGCTGGCGCGGCCGACTGGATTGCGAGCAAGTTCGGATACACCACAAATCAGCAGGAACAGACAAAGGCTGGCGATGTAGCCTTCAACCAAGCCTATGACGTGGACCCGGCCAACCAGGGAATTGTGCCAGGCGCTGCCAGAGTAGCAGGAAACATTCTGACCACTCTGCCGGCGGCGATCGGGGTGGGCGGGGTTGCTGGTAGCGCGGCGCGGATTGGCGCTCGTCTCTTGACGACGGGAGGCGAAGGAGCAGCCCCGCTTGTCGGCACGGCATTGCGGTATCTACCTGGCGCAGCCGGCGGCGCGGCTGGCGGTGCAACAACATCGGCACAGACGGGTTCCGATATTGGCGAAGGTGCGGTGCTGGGTGGCGCTCTCGGGGCTGCCCTGCCAGCCGCAAAGGATGTCGGCAATGTGCTGCTGGCCAGCAAAAACCCCGCTGTGGTGCAAGCCGTCACCGAGCACGGCATCCCGTTGCGGGCCGGCCAAGTGTCGCAGAACAAACTCATCAATTATCTGGACAACATCACGGCGCCGGAATCCTCGAATGTCGCGCAGCGGGTGGCAGTGACCACTGATGCCGCACGCTCGATGGGTGTGACACCAGAGATCGCGACAGCCAATGGTCTGCCAGCCGGGCAAGTAACACCCAGGGTCATGGCGTTTGCCCAGAAACTAAATGGCGGCGTTATGAACGAGGTTGAGCAGGCAACCACGATCCCGCAAACACCGGAGATAATGGGCAGGCTGCGCGATATCGCCATAGACGCGTCTAAAACGCCCAGCGCTTTCAACGACATCAAGGCTCATCTTCAAGACATTCTAGACTCTTTTGAAAAGAATGGTGGCAAGCTGCCAGGCAAGATTTATGGCGATCTCGTCGCTCACGGGACGCCCCTGGATGTTGCTACTCGAGCGGACAATAGCGTAGTTCGAGACTATGCCGGTCGGATCAAGGAAGTCTTGCAGGATGCCATGCAAGCCGCCGCCACTCCCGAAAATGCGGCTCGCTATGCTCAGGCTCGACTACAATACAAAAACATGATGACGATCGCGCCGCTGGTGAATAAGGGCATTCCGGGGCAGATCAGCCCGTTGTTGCTGCAAGGCGCGGCAAATCGCTCGTTCAAAAATAACGCGTTCCGGGGGGCAGGCGATCTTGGCGACCTGGGAGATGTGGCGCAGCAGTTCCTCAAGGCGCCGCCGCAGAGTGGAACAGAACCCCGTCAGCTCGTGCGCGATACCCTATGGGGCGACGTGAAGGGCCTGGCGAAGATGTTTGGCGCGGTGACTGGAGGCCGTGTGGCGCAGACAGTCCTAGGCGCCAACCCGCTGACGCCATTCGGCGCCATCACCCCGAGAACCGGCAGCCGTATCGTCCCGGCGGCAGTGGCGACCCGCAATGCCTTGGAACGTCAGCCAGATGATCGGAGATAAGTCGGAAGGCCGGCGACCAGCCATGCGACCGGTATCCCGATAAGAAAAGCGAGCCAGCCATTTGGCTCCATCAGGATGGCGCTGCCTGGCGGCAGCACTGAAGCGGCGGCCACGAACCCGACGACCGGTATGAACAGGACGAACGCGAGCAGCCGCGCCCACACGCTGCCCTGAAGCCACGAAACGAGCCACGCCAAAAACAGGATGGCGCTGATAATAATCAGGATGAATGTCAGCATGGCGTTGCCAGAATCCGTTGATTATGCGCTATCACGGCTTCACCGTCGGCTGCACGACGAGCGGCGCGTCCAGGTGGACGATGATCTGCTGCGGCTGGCTGCCGATCGAATACCCAATCCAGAAACTGAAGATGCCGACGATCAGACACCAGAGCGCGGCCATAATCGCCAGGTTTCTAGGTTTTTCCAGCAAACTCATAGTGCTAACGGCGGCTGGCATAATGATCAATCGCCTCTTGATGGGAGACGTTATTGCTACGTCTCCAGCTTTGCATGGTCTTGTCAGAAACACCTAACGCGGCGGCAGCCTCGGCAAAACAAAGCCTTGCGTTGTCAAGCATAACCCAAGCGGTGTTTCGTCTGTTTTGTGCCTGCATGACACGGCCGGCCCAACGGCAGTTGTCTGGCGTGTAGTTCTTCTCATTGTCAATTCTATCAAGTTCAGTGCCTTCTGGGCGTTCTCCCATGTCGGCTAGAAAGTTATCGAAATTATGCCATCGCTTGCATAGCGTAATTCCTCGTCCGCCATAATAGGGGTATTGGTCGCTGCGTGCATCCAGGCATCTGGTCTTCATATGTGACCAGCTACGGTAAGTGGGAGACGCGCCGCCCTTCCTTGCATGTCCGTGGGAGGCTCTGGCTACGGCTGTCTCAGCCTTTAAGCACCCGCAACTCCGTGTATTGCCAGTTTTTAGGTTGCTGACTTCGGCTTCTAGCGTCACACCACAGACGCACCGGCACAGCCAGACATAACTGTATACCCTTCCAGCCCTACTGGATCGGACGAAGGATTCAACTCTCAGTCGCCCAAAAGAGTGCCCGGTCAGATCACGCATGGTATTCGGCCCGTTCCTCGTCCTCTGTCAGCGGCATAGCCTACCGACGCTCCAGTAGTGGACGAGCCGCTCGCCGATGAAGATGCATAGCGCGACGGCAATCAGGAAATGCAGCATTTCACTCTCATTTCATCTGTGCCGCGATCTGATCGAGCTTACCCTCAATACGAGCCACTTGCCCGTTGAGCTTGCCGAACTCAGCCCATAACGCGGCTTGGCTGGCCAGCATCAGCAGACCGATCGCGATCATGATCTGGACCATTGTGGTCAGCTTCGTCAGCCGGTTCTCATAGCCAGCGACTTCCTCAGCAGCTTTGTCAGCCTTGTCAGCCTTCGCACCCGCGTCGATCAATGCGTCGCGCAGGGCGCCTAATTGCAGTGCCATAATACTCTCCAGCGGGGCGCCAGCGGTCAGGCCGGCCAAGTGTTGTCTCCCTCACCGTGATTACGGAGGGCGGCTGTCGAATGCATTTAGAATCACAAGGATAAAGAAGACTATCTCAAACCCAATCAGATACGTAGCCATCACTTCAGGTCCTCGCTCACAGGTGCAGCGCGATCAGGCCGCCGATCAGCGCGGCTATCAGGCTGAGGCCGAATACCCAGGGCATCATCCGCCAATCACGCCACAATTTTTGCTCCTCGGCGCGTAGCTTCTCAGCCTCTCTCATCAGCTTATGCTGTTCCGCAATGAACTTGCGGGCTTCCTGCTCGGCACGGTTGGTGCGAACATCGAGCGGAATATCCATCGTATCACTCATAATACCCTCCAGCGGGGCGCCAGCGGTCAGGCCGGCGCCCCTTTCTGTGTCAGAAGCAGGTGCGCTGGCAGCTCGTCTGGTTGCCGTAGCAGCCTGCCGGTTTCGCTAGGCGGTAGGCTCGTCGATCAGGTTCAGCCGGCGCTCGATGCGCTCCAGGCGCTGCGTCGTGTCGGCGGACCATGCCTCCATCGCGGTGGCACGGATTTCCAGGCCAGCGATCCTACCGGTCAGGCCGACGAGGTGGCCGGTCAGTGTCTCAAAGCCGTGGCGTATGTCCTTGGAAAGCTGGTCCAGCTTGGCGTCGAGCGCGCGGAGGTGGCGCAATGTTAGGTTCTCCGGCTCGTCGCTCATGCTGACTTCCTGATCTTTGCCGGCTTCTGGGCGGCTAGCGCGGCCTCCAGCAGCTCGCGGATGGCCTCGGAGCGCGACGGCAACTGGTTGGCGTGCCAGTAATCGGAGACCTGCTGCGCCAGTCGGGGCGGCAGCAGGATCGTCATCCGAACGTCCTCGCTCATGCCGCCTCCGTCCGAAAGAGTTGCAGCTTCATGGCGCCAACCGCCGTGCGGACAATCCGCTGCTCCAGCAGTCCGGCGGCGATCAGTTCCCGTGCCTCGTTCATGTAGAGACCGGTGGAAACGCCACGGCTTGTTGCGGCGCTCAGGAGCAGCTTTTCGTGTTTCGGGGTAAGGGTCATAACTCAATCTCCGTGTTGATGCACCCCCTATAGCCCTACACTCCTACAAGTGTCAATATAATATTATGCGGTGCGGTGTTTTTATCCTGCGGCTAGCAGGTGTTCCCCCTCGATGTGCAGATCGTCCGGGGTCTCGGCGGCATCAGGCGGCGTGTGCCACCACTTGGCCAGCGCCGCGCTGATGAGCGTCTCCAGCTTGGTCTTCTTCTCCCCTGTATATGACTCCTTCGCCTGCATGACCTCACCGCAGCATACGAACCAGTCGACCTCCTCCGCGCTCTGCGCCTCGCGCAGCGCGACCTCCAGGGCATCGAGGATGCTGTGGGTCCGACGCAACCTGTTCCAAGCCCGCTCCGCTGTGGTCTTTGGCGTGGGTGCCACCTTGCGCTCTTGCGTCACGGTCGCCGCGACGGCGCGTAGCGAGGCCGGGGGAGGGGAGGGGGCTTCGGCCTCGATTGTGGGGCCGTTGTGTGGCGGCGGCAGGTTGCCGATCTCCTCCTCCACGTCCATCCCGCTCGTCGCCAGCGGCCAGAGCGTGCGGATGCCCTCCGACACAACGCGCGAGCGCAGCATCTGCCGCGGGAATTTGGAATACATATCCTTTTTGCCGAACGCCGTCTGGGCACGCTTCATGTCCCAGTCGATGCGGACTGATCCGGTCTGCGGGTGCGTGAACGTGGCGTCCGCCATCTCGTCGGTGAGCTTATGCCACTCGACCTTGCCGCCGGCCTGGATGAAATCGCGCATCATCGCCTCGGCCTTCTTTGTCGGCCTGCCGTTCACGATGTCATAGTCGCGCGCTGCCAGTGCCGGGTGACGGCCCTCGGCGTGCGCGATCATCATGAGCGCGACAGCCTGATCCTTCGTCTTGATGCCGAACAGCCCCGACTTGGCGATGCTGTCGGCCAACCGCTCCAGGTCGCCGTAGGAGAGCGGTGCAGCGGTTGGCACTATGGCGTTCATGGTCGTGATCCTTTAAGCCGTTCGCAATGTCAGGCGGGGTTGCGCGTTGCCCAATGTCGCGCCTGGAATGTCCTGGCCGGCGCGCAGGGCTTTGGCGATTGCCACTTTATCAGGCGCGTGGTGGATGAACTCGTCTGGCAGTTCCGCCTCATCAATCACCTGCAACTCGCGGTGCTGGCTGATCGACAGCGTGGCCAGGCTGCGCTCCAATTTAGTCAACTCAAGCGCGGCCATCATGCGTTGGATGATATCGCGGCTCCGCTCGGCGCGTTCTTTCAGTCGTGCCGCACGCTCGCTGGCCTTCGCCGCCAGTTCCTTGTCGGCAAGGGCGTGCTCAACAAAGCGGTCAAGTAACTCCAGAGCGTCGGTCTCGCTTTCCAAACTCGCCAACAGATCCTCGTCGCTGTAGCCGGCGAGCAGTTGCTTCACCTGCTGCGCGGCTGACATGGCGGCTTCGAGCCGGCGAGGCGATATCGTGTTGCTCATCACGCTGCGTCCCGTGCGTTGCCGAAGCTCGATGCGAGCTCCTCCATCATCTCCGGCGAGAACCAGGTGTTTTCCATCTGCGCGGCGATGTCGGCGAAGGCGAGCAACTCGTGAGCGAGTATGCTGCATTCTTGCGGGCTGAACGGCTCGTTGCGGAGCGCGTTGCCGGCCAGCCGGTCGGCGCGATTGCGTAGCGTGTCGCTTAGCATGGTGTGTTGTTCCGGTGTGTGTTGCTGGGAATTTAACGAACGATTAACGGCGCCAGCGCGGCGCGCCTGACTAAATCCGCGACGAGCGTCTCACCCTCTGCGGCAAGCGCCATGTCAATGGACACGGTGGAAATCGCGTGGCTGCGTGATGCCGGGATTCCACTTGCATGAATGTGGCGTGATCGTAGTCTGTCAGAGCGCCGCCCCGTGCCGTCCGTATCAAATGACGACGCACTCGGATCATCCCAGGCTGGAGGGATTTGCATAACGCCCGTGAGCGGAGGGCGCGTTGCCAGAGCGTTTGTCAGAGCAAAGGATACCGGAACGCCGTTCGTAAGGTCGGGGAGTAGACGATGCGGGTCAGTGACAATCACTGGATTGCGCCTCAGCATTCAATTACTGAGGGAGAGAGTATAACAGAAAGTGGATTACGTCAACGACAAAATGTCAGATGGGCAAATAGAGTCAGCGTGAGGGGTGTCGGATCGCCCGACATGGGTGGCAGCTTTAGGCCCGAACTCGGAGCGTGTCCCTGTGTCGATCCGTGTTCGTGCCCGACGCCGTGTCGTTGGGGATTACAAGCTCTGGATGATGTGCTGCCAGATAAATGGCCAAAGCCTTGTCTACATCTCGTAGGTCGCCCTCGAGAAGATACGCCCGACTAATTTTCAGTTTGGCAATCATTCGGATGGCCTCGAACTGATCGGGCCACCGCTTGCCAACCTCATAGTAGTGCCAGGCCGCCTGGCTGACGCCGACGATGTCAGCCATCTCAGCCTGGTTCCTGCCATAGGCCTCCCGCACCCAGCGGAGGCGCTCGCCCATTTCGCGCATCAGGGCCTTGTCAGCGTCGGTTCGTGCGGGTCGTCCCATGGTGACAATATGTCAGCTTCCAGGAGTCTGTGTCTAAGACCAAATAGCGTCTTGCGGATATAACGACAAGTGTTTACCTTTTGTCGGATGCGGTCGCATTCCGACGTGATCGAGGCATTTGGTGGGATGGCGGCGCTGGCCGCTGCCATCAAGGTCAACGCGCGCCGCATGGTCCATTGGCCAGTCCGTGGGATTCCGTCGAAATATTGGCTCTGCGTTGAGGACGCAGCGGCGGCGCGCGGCCTTCGGGTGACGGCGCGTGATCTGAAGCGCCTGTCACCGTTGAAGCAGGCCGTCGAATGACGGTCTACCACCCCCCGCTGTGGTGGCTGTGGGTCGCGCTGGCCTGCTGGGTGGCGGCGTTCTGGATCGCCGTCTGGCGGGTGCTGGATGCCGTCCTGTGAGCGAGCAGCGCATACCATGCCCGATCTGCGGCGGAGAACTGCCGGTGCCGCGGCATCGACCAGGCAGCCAGTGGACCGTGCAGCAGCTGTGGCTGATCCGCCGCCTCAAGGGGCTCGGGCTGTCGTCCGGCAACGTGGGGCGCCTGCTCGGCGTGAGCGCGCAGAGCGTGTCGAACGCCCTCGACCGCGACGCGCGCCCGTTATGAAGTGCGATCTGTGCACGGCCCCCGCGATTGCCGTGGAGCCTGGGTGCGAGGGCGTCCGCGAGTTGTTCCTGCTGAAGCGTCCCGTGCCGCGCCGGCAATGGTGCCTGTTTCACTGGCCCGCGCTGGCGGCGCCATCATGACCGACCGGCGCAACGTCTGGACTGAGGCGATGGACGCGGCGCTGAGTGGGCTGTGGGCCGAGGGCGCCACGTCGGGGGCGATCGCCGCGCACTTCCGCACCACCCGCAACGCCGTCATTGGCCGCGTCCACCGCATCGGGCTGCCGCCGCGTCCGTCGCCGATCCCCGGTCATGCTCCGGCGAAGCCCAAGCGCGTGGCACCGCCTCCGCCGCTGCCGCCAGTCGTGGCGGATCCCCCCGTGCACAGAACCCCGCCGCGCTTGCCCAGCGTCCGCGTGTGCCAGTTTCCGATCGGGCATCCTCGCGAGCGCGGGTTCCACTACTGCGGCGAGCCGGTGTGGCGCGGCGTCTACTGCCGGGTCTGCTTCGCCCGCTGCTATCAGCGCCTGCCGGTGGCCGCATGAGCGCCGTGCTGCGCGCCTCGCGGACGCCGATGCCGTGGGCCGAGCGGCTGCCTTCCGTCAAGCGCAACAACGAGGAGGAGAAGCTCCAAGCCACAGTGATGCAATACCTCGCGCTTGCGCTGCCGCCCGGTGCCGTGGCGCACCACTCACCCGGCGAGGGCCTGCGATCCAAGCGCGCGCAGGGAGAGCTGAAGCGCAGCGGATACCAGAAAGGCTGGCCCGATATAGAGGTCATATATCGTGGGCGCAGCTACTTCATCGAGCTGAAGGCGCCCGGCTCGTATCCCAGCGCCGCCCAACGCACGATGCACCAGCGGCTGGAATATTGCGGGTGCCCCGTCCTGCTGTGCCGCTCCGGGCCAGAAGTCGAGGCGGGGCTGCGCGGGTTAGGACTGCCGCTTAGGGCCACGTTCACATGAACCGCCGTTGGACCGCGGCCGAGGTGGCGCGGCTGCGTGAGTATCACGCGGCGGGGGTGCTGGCGGTCGTCGCGGCGAAGCGGTTGGGCCGCAGCGTGTACTCGGTGCGCGAGAAGGCGCGGCTGCTGGGGCTGCCGTGGAAGGCGCGCCTGCAGCGCCTGGCACAGGCCGGCTCGCTGGCGCAGGAGATCGCTGCCGCCAAGCGCGAGGCGCCGACCGCGCCGTTGTATCGACCGGGGGATCGGCTGTGAGCGCGCATCGCCTGTGGATGCACGCGCAAGAATCGCGTAAACGTAGTTACGGCCCCGGTGTTGGAATCACCGAGGCCGCTGAAGACTTCAACCAACGGCCTGGCAGCCGCGCAAATGGATGGATCGTCGCTGATCCCTTTTCGCACAGCCGCCTTGCCGACGCAAGGAGAGCTGTGCCTATGTCACCGAACCATGATGTGCGTGCCCCGGTCTATGGCCGGACCCCTAGCGGCTGGCATGACGACGCCAGCGATCGCGATGCCGGCCACGACCAGATGCAATTGCAGATGCTGCGGTATTGGCGATCCGATAAGCTAGAACCGATAGAACGCGAAATTTTCAGCAAAAAATACACCTTCGTTCGTCAGATTGTCTGGGCTGAGTTCCCCTTCACATCACATGCTTCGCGTGGCCGCATCATGGGATTTGCGGATATAGCTGTCCGCTACAGGGCGGACGACAGCCTGTATTGGTGGTGGCAGTTTTACGAACTGAAGCCACGTATCGGCTCGGTCGGCTCTTTGATCAGGCAATGTGAGGCTGTTGCCAATTTGGCCGAACTAGCTGGCTTCAAGCATTTTGAGGTCTTGCCTGCCGTCTATAGCGACGACCCGAAGGCTATTATTTTTGAAGAGATGCACGGGCGCCTTGTGTTTCTTCCACGTCCTGGCGCGGAGGGCGAGCCATGAGCGCCGAGAAGCAGCGCGGCATTGCCGTGCGCCGCGCGCTGCTGGCCATCGTTCAGTCGCGGGCCGTGGCAGGCCTTCCGCTGCCAAAGCACGCCGTCCTAGGCGCAGCACTCGGCATCAGTGCCGGTCAGGTCACGCGCCACCTGGGGCTTCTGATGGACGATGGAGCGTTCAGCACTCGCTGCGCCGGCATGCACACCCGAGTTGAGGAGGTCCGGCCATGAGCAACGGCAACGGCCACAGCTGGAGCAAATTCTCCTGGCGCGATTGGCGCGGTGACCCAGCGTTGCACCCCTGCAGCCTCGCCGCGCGCGGGTTCTGGATGGAGGTCTTGTGCATGATGCACGAGGGCTGTCCGGTCGGGCATCTAACCATAGGTGGCAAGCCAGCCACCATCCGCCAGATGGCAGCCAATGCAGGCTGCTCCGATAAGGAAGCCACCCGGTATCTGGCCGAACTAGAGGAAGCTGGCGTGTTCAGCCGCACCCCGGACGGCACGATCTACAGCCGCCGCATGGTCAAGGACGCCGTAGCATCCGAGGTCGGCAGAGAGAACGCCGCAAAGCGTTGGAACGGGGGGAAACCAACCGACCCCCCCAATGGGGTCCCCAATGCCAAAGCCAATGGGGAGGCCACTGGGCACCCCATAGGGCAGGCCCTTAGGGACCCCAATGCTAAGAATCTAGAAAGCAAGAAGGAAGATAAAGAGCCCCCCCGTAGCCCCCCCGTGACCGGGGGGGTGGCGCGGCGTCGAAATTCTCGGAACGCTTTTCACGACCTGGCCCGCGAGATGGACGCCGAGGAGGGGCTGATAGTCATCGAAGGAACCGCAGAAGTGGCTGATTTGTCAGTGTTTCGCCAGCAGGTGAAGGGGGTCGGATATGGCTGACCAGCAGGTCACCCGCCGATGGTTGGTCGACCTCGGCAAGCTCACCGCGGCCCGGTCCAGCCACGATGAGGCCGCCGATTTCGTCGCCTCCAGCGCGCCGATGCTGGCCCTACGCTTCCCCGACGAGGCGTTCAATATCCGTTCGTTGGAGGCCGTCGCGGCGCAGTGCAAATACATCCCGACCTATGGCGAACTCGTTGCGCTGCTGCGTGCTTGGTGGCAAGCCTACAGGCCCCCACAAGCAGAGCTTCCCCCACCGCCAATCCGTCAGCGCGGTGAGCCGACGCTGGATGAAATCCAGCACGTTACTCGCGTGGTGGAGGAAACGATCGCCGCCCTACGTTCGACCGTTCAGCCAGTAGCGGATCGCACGAAGACCGCTCGGTGCCTCTCCCGTGAGCAACTCAACCGCGCCTATCAGCAGGCCGGTGTGCCTGGGCCAGCGACGCCATGACCGTCAATCGGGCATGGGGTAGCCAAGCCTACCTCGACCACGAGGGGCGGCTGCGGCTGCTGTTCCCCGCCGAACCTGAAGCACCGGATGAGCCTCCGCTCTGGCGTGATCGGATGGAGGTTCCCGATGTCCCGCCAATTTACGCTGATCTGCCAGGCGGTGCCGCTTGGGTTGTTGCTTGGCTGAAGTCGCTGCCCTACCCACAATACCTGCTCACCGAACACTGGCATGGGATGCGGCGAGAAGCCCTGGCATTCGCCAGATACCGCTGCACTCGCTGCGAGCGCGAAGACGGGCCGCTCGATGTTCACCATCGGACCTACGACCGGAAGGGGCAGGAGCGCCCAAGCGACCTGCTAGTGCTGTGTCGCCCATGCCATGCCCGCGAGCACGGCATCACACCCGAGAACGGCAGCAACCTTGACCCATCTTGACAATACGGCCGATTTGCGACCAACTGCACCACGTAACGACAGCAGGGGCAGCGTCGCCAGCCTCCGCATGTCGTGCGGGAGCCGTAGTGTCGGACCTCGCTGGCACTGCGTCTGGACCCACCCACAACGCGAATACCAAGCCCTCCAGGGCCTCGTCGAACAGCACTGGGACTGCTACCTCCCGCTCTGCGTCAAGCGCGGCAACAAACGCCCAGACCGCATCGTCCCGTTGTTCAGCCGCTACCTGTTCGTGCAGATGGACCCAGCACGCGACCCCTGGGGCAGCATCCAACACACCGCAGGCGTAGGCGGCCTCATCCGACACGCCCCTGATCGGCCCACACCCATCCCGGCAGGCGTCGTCGAGCACCTGCTCGCCAGAACATCCTCCCGCTCCGTCGTTGATGACCCCGGGGACACCCCACGGGCAGACATACCCCTAGGATCGCCTGTGGAGCTTCTACAGGGGCCTATGGCAGGTCTCCGCGGCATTGTGACGCTGAGCGGCCCAGCCCGCTGTAGGGTGCTCCTGAGCCTGTTTGCGGCCACGGTGCCGCTGAACGTCCCGACCGCCAACCTTGCCGTCGTCCCGTGACCCCTGCGCGCCGTGGCTGCAAACCTCCCCGCAGCCAGGTCCTCAGCGGTCGCCCAGACGGCACACCCCCGTCGCCCAGGCGATGCGCAACTAACACGCCACTCCCGGAAACTAACGTAACCCATTCAAATGGTTGCCAACATTAACGGAACGCAATGGCCTGCCGACACCGTAGAGCGCAGGCCGGTTAAATCGTTGCTGCCCTACGCACGAAACGCCCGAACCCACTCGCCAGAACAGATACAGCAGATCGCCGCCAGCATCCGAGAGTGGGGCTTCACCGTGCCCGTGCTCGTCGATGACGCCGGCACGCTGATCGCAGGCCACGGCCGCGTCATGGCAGCGCAATCCATCGGCCTCGCCGAAGTCCCCACGATGGTCGCCACCGGTTGGTCCGCAGAGCAGATCAGGGCCTACCGCATCGCCGACAACAAACTGACGCTCAACGGCGGCTGGGACGACGACGCGCTGAGCTTCGAGTTGGGCGAGCTGCAGCTTGCGGGCTTCGACCTAGGGCTTACCGGCTTCGGCGAGCACGAGCTGATGGGCCTGTTGGGTAGCAACGCCGGCCTCACTGATCCCGACGAGGTGCCGGATGTGCCCGCCGAGCCTGTCACGCAGCCTGGCGACGTGTGGCTGCTGGGGCGGCATCGGCTTCGCTGTGGGTCGTCGAACGACTTAGGCCTGGTGGAGTTCTGGGGGCATCCTGATCTGACGCTCACCGATCCCCCTTACTGCTCAGGCGGCTTTCAGGAGAGCGACCGTAGCGTCGGCAGCGTTGGAACGTCCGCGAAGCATAAGCAGATCGCCAATGATCGTCTTAGTTCCAGAGGGTTCGCGGCGCTTATTAACGCCTCGGTGTTCTCCATCCAGTCATCGTTTTTCTACATCTTCACAGACTGGCGGATGTGGCTCTATCTGTTCGATGCCGCAGAAGCGTCTGGTGCCGGTGTTAGGAGCATGATTGCTTGGAACAAAGGAACCCCAGGCATGGGATTGGGTTGGCGCTCACAACACGAACTGATCATGTGGGCGACACGTAAAGCGCCGCCGTATGTCAGAGGCTTTCCGGGCATTGGGAATGTCATCAGCCTGCCCCGGCAGAGAAACGAGCTACATACCACCCAGAAGCCAGTCGAGTTGGTTCGCACATTGCTGCAAGGCGCGCCATTCGGGCGGACGGTCGCTGATCCCTTCGCCGGCTCCGGCACCACGATCATAGCGTGCGAAATGGAGGGGCGTGATTGCTTCGCATGCGAACTCGACCCAGTATACTGCGACGTCAGCGTGCTCCGCTGGCAAGCCTTCACAGGACAACAGGCAACGCATGCCACCACAGGCGAAACCTACACAGCCAAAGCGCAGGCAAGGGAACCAGCCTTACCAGCCAACGGATAAAGACCGCGCCACCGTCAAGGCGCTGATTGGCTACGGCTCCACCCAGGACGAAACCGCCGCCGTGCTCGGCATCTCCGACGTCACCCTCCGCAAATACTTCGAGCGCGAAATCCAACTCGCGGTTATCGAAAGCAATGCCGCCGTCGCGCAGTCGCTGTTCAAGATGGCCACGCGCGGCAACAACGTCGCCGCGGCGATATTCTGGCTCAAAGTCCGTGCCGGCTGGAAAGACCCGCTGCAGCACGAGATGTATGGCGCCAACGGTGCGCCGCTGATGATCGTCACCGGAGTTGTTCGTGATATCGACGAAGACGAAACGCGGGACGCTAAAGTCCGTCAGATCGGCGTCTACGACACGCCAGCCGGGAACGCGGATTGATCTCGGCTACCGGCCCCGCCCGCAATTCCTGCACTTTCATGGCCGTAAGCAGCGATGGGCGTGCCTCGTCGTGCATCGCCGCGCCGGCAAGACTGTCGCCTGCATCATGGACCTGATCGACCACGCCATCCGCAGCGACAAGCAGGAGGCCCGCTTCGCCTATCTCGCGCCGACCTATGCGCAGGCCAAGGACACCGCCTGGTCCTATCTCAAGCGTTTCACGGCAAACATCCCCGGCATCGAGCAGCGCGAGAGCGACCTGATGGTGATCTTCCCGAACGGGGCGCGCGTGCGCCTTTACGGGGCTGAGACGTTCGACCGGCTGCGCGGCACATATCACGACGGCATCGTGATGGACGAATACGGCGACATTGATCCGCGCGCCTGGCCCGAAGTGCTCCGCCCGTCGCTCGCTGACCGGCACGGCTGGGCGGTGTTCATCGGCACGCCCAAGGGCCGCAACGACTTCTACCGCATTCATCATGCGGCAGAGACCGATCCCGAGTGGTATTCGCTGATCCTGCGCGCGTCCGACACTGGCCTGCTGCCGGATGCCGAGTTAGCCGACATGCGGCGCATGATGACGGCCGATCAGTATGACCAGGAACTGCAGTGTTCCTTTGATGCGGCGATAAGAGGTGCGATCTATCGCACTGAACTTGCTGCGATGGATGCTGAGGGGCGTATATGCAGTGTGCCCTACGACCCGGCGGTGCCGGTCTGGACTGCTTGGGATCTTGGGATCGCAGATGCGACCTCCATCGTCTGCGTGCAGCTTGTCGGCAAGGAAGTACATGTCGTTGATTATTATGAAGGGACAGGCGAGCCGCTGACGCATTACGTCAGTTGGTTGGACAGCAAGCCTTATCGCTATGGCACAGACTTATTGCCCCACGATGCTGGAGCGCGTGAGTTGGGCACCGGCAAGACCCGAGAGGAGCTGCTGCGCGCCAACGGACGCAAGGTCCGTGTCCTGCCACGCCAGGAGATCGAAGACGGCATCAATGCGGTGAAGATGCTGCTTCCAAGATGTTGGTTCGACAGGATCAAGACGGAGCGCGCCCGCGAATGCCTCGTGCATTATCATCGTGATTTCAACGACAAGATGGGCGTGTTTAAGAGCGAGCCTATCCACGATTGGTCATCACATTGCTTCACCGGTGAAACAAAGATACTGACACGTCACGGGACGTGTCGCATAATGGACCTCCCCGAAACAGGAGAGGTCCTAACACCATGTGGCTGGAGACCGTATCGCTCACCAAGGATCACAAGACGCAATGCCCAACTTGTGGTGGTGGCGTTCGACGGCGGAAATACGGTGAGATGCACGCCGGATCATATGTTTCTCGCGGCAAGCGGGTGGACATACGCAAGCGACCTCCGTCCGACTTCGCAGATCCGATCATGCTTGACCCTCTCACGCAGTATTTCGATGGCAAACTCCATCGCCTCTGGCCAAGTGAGAAGTATTTCGCGCTTGCTGGTAAACGCACTCATCGTCTGGTGTGGGAAGCGGCTTTCGGAACAATACCGCGCGGCTGCCACATTCACCATCGAGATGGTGACGTCAAAAACAATGCTCTATCCAACCTCGAATGTGTGCCTGCAAGCGAGCATCTCTCTGCCGCTATCCGCTCCTCATACTCGTTGGACGGAAAGCAACGGCGAAAGGCAGACGGCACCTGGATCGAGCATTTTACAGAGAATGCGCGAAAGCGAGCTGCTGAGTGGCACGGCTCAGAGGAAGGGCGTCTATGGCACAGTAGACACGCCAGGGCCTCTGATTTCGTCAAGCATTCGCGTGTTGCAAAGGCTTGTGAGGTATGTGGCGCGCAGTTTATGGCCGTCGAAAGAAATAGGCTCCACCCCCATAAATATTGCTCCGAAGTATGCAAGGCGCGGGCTTGGCGCAACCGTCAAGCGGCTAAACGAGACGGCTGACGTCTGGTGTCTGACAGTCCCTGACGCTGAGTGCTTCTCGCTGGCGAACGGTGCTGTCGTCCACAACTGCGCAGACGCCGTTCGCACGCTGGCGATGGGGTTGCGGGAGCAGCGCGACGCCACGCTGGACAGCATCATTGAGCGGCAGTTCCCGACGAGCCGCACGCTCTACGAGGGCGCGCAGAACACCGGATGGATGAGCGTGTGAGTGGGTTGACTGAGCGTCAGGCATCCCAGCGTGAGCCACACGTCAAGGAAATACTGGGGAGATAGCCTTCCCCGTAGCAGGACTAGCCCTTCAGCGCTCGCGCTTCCTGCCTCACTACCGATGGCTAGTCGGCTTCACATTTTCGCGCAGCTTTCGCCAATCAACCCGGTGGGAGCATAGCACCTGGATGAGCGTATAACCGAGGAGCACACGACATGAGCGGCACGACCAAGAACCACGAGGCCCAGGCTGCACACGCCGCACACGATGCTGCCGAGGCTGAGCGCAAGGCGGCCGATGCGAGGGCCAAGAAGGCGCTCGAGCCGGTCAGCGCCGAGATGGCAATGCTGCTGCTGGCGACCGATTGGCTGCATGGCGATAAGCACCACTACGCCGTCATCCGCAAGGCGGTGATCAAGCTCTTGACGGACGCCGGCGAGGACGGCGCCGAGGCGCTGGCGCGGCTGGAGACGATGCCGGCGGTAACGCCCGCGCCGGTCAAAGCGGCCGCCTGACGTGGCGCTCACGCCGGCTCAACAGGCAGCGGGAGATGTTGCGGACAACGCGCAGAAAATGCTGCTTCTGCTGACCGCGGACTGGCTCAACAACGACCGCACGCACGCCGCCGAGATCATGGCGCTGTTGGCGGTTATCATTGCGGCGTCAGGGCCTCCGACCAACATCGACGTGCCCTACGCCTCGCAGGACGACGCCACGACGCTCTCCTGCACGCTGGGCAACTGGGACGGGCAGCCGACCGGCTACACGTTCGCCTGGCATACGGACGGCGTGGCGAACGGCGCGACCGGCGAGACCTACGCTGTGCAGCCGGGCGACGTCGACCACGGCCTGGCGTGCGTCGTGACGGCGACCAACGCGCTGGGATCGACCGCCGCGCCGATGTCCAACACGGTCGTCGTGGCTGATGTGTGAGGAGGGTATGAGCTAGAATGACAGCGCCGGCAGGGATGATCCTGCCGGCGTGTCGAAAGGAGTTGAACGATGGTGTGCACCCATCGCCTGCTCCTGCCTCGGATAGTGATAGCCATCTCGATCAAAATCAAGGTGGCTGTGATACGTCGGAAGTAGGAGAAAGGCTAGCCCGTGAGGGCTAGCCGCTCCCGCTTACAGATCGACAAGGTGCGTGCAAACGACGGTATGCAGGAGAGTAGGCTCTGTAATGGCCACTAACGAGACGTCAGAGCTTAATCAGATCGACTACTGGCGGACGGTTATCCGCAAGGCGCTGGTGGACTGCTCTACGACCGACTTCCACGACCTGTCGGAAGCAGCCGTTGACAACATGGCGCTGGTTGCGGCGCAGGCTGTCGTGGCCGATTTAACCGCCGGCACCGTTGCATAATCATGGGCTAATTTCGCGTGCGTGCAAACGACCGTTTCGGGAGGTGGCCGACGTGATCGACAAGCCGATGAAGCTCTGGCTGTGGCGGAATGGCGATCACTTCCTGGCGTTCGATAACCCCATGCCCTGCTACCCTGACGGCGGCGATCCGCTTGTGCTTGGAGAGGCGGCTGCGATTGCCATCCTGACGCCCTCGACGCCGGCGACAACAATAACGGGCCGTGCCGCAAGTGCGGGAAGGCTAGCTGAAGACCCATAGCGGGTATATTTCTGGGTAATACGCCGCGCGACAGCGTAACGGGCGGCCTCGAAGGCCGCATCTCAGTCATTCGCTGCTAGCTCGTGCCGCTACCTCTGAGGATTGGGCCTGCTTACCACGCCTTTGCACCGAGTGCCATAATCGAGGCTGCGTCAGGGATCAGGCCGCTGTGTTCGACCGCCTGATCTTGCCCGTGCCGCCGGTCACAGCGGCAGTGTGCGGGAAGTTGGGGAATGGGTCGGGGAAAATCCGCGTAGCCCGACGACCTCCTGCATCCAGTTGGCCAGGGGGTGCCGATCTACGGTGACGCAGCCGCTTACCACGCCTTATCACCGAGTGCCTTAATTGCCTATTTCGTCCGCCAGAGCCGGCACCGTTCGCCCTCGATGCGGGTCGTGAACCGCCACTTGGGGTGGCTCCGGCTGAACCGCTGCTGTGCCACCCGCATCGAGGCCGCCCGCTCCACCGGAACCGTGAAGCTGTCCCCGGGCTGCAGCTGCTCGAACGGATAGCGCCGCAGGTAGTCGTTGGGCGCCGGCACCGGCACGTCACGAACGATCGGCGATACGTCAAGGAGCGGCGCGGTACGCTTCGGCACCGTAGCCCATTACCACACACCAACGTGCCGACAAACCCCTCTATAACTGGAGATTATCATATGCCTTACGTATCAGGATGGCTCATCGAAGGCGCCGACCCCGGCTACGGCAACCGCCCCGGTGGGCCGGTCGATCCAGGCTACGGTGGAGGGATCGGCGCCAACCGACCAGACAACTCACTGCCCCCAGGCGTGCCACCGATCGGCGTGACGCTGCCCGAACCACCACCGGGAATTTGGCCGCCTCCGTCGTTCACCCGCCCCATCGTGCCGATCGGCCCCGATAATACTTTGCCGGTTCCACCGGGCACCATATGGCCGTCTCCAGGCCGTCCGCCACACCCAGATCATAGCCTCCCAGGCGGCGGTGGCGGACAGGTCGACAATAGCCTGCCGAGCCAGACATTCTGGGTCGTGGCTGGCATCCCAGGCGTCGGGTGGCGCTACATCGCGGTGGATCCAAGCCTCACTGTCGGCACGCCGCTGCCGCCGGCTCCCGAGCCGAAATGACGCATGTCCGGCTCGCCTGAACCGGAGAGCCGGCACAGCAACGGGAAGGGTGGGGCGATCGCCTCCGTCAGCCACACACTGATCAAGGCATTGCCGCCCCACTTCCTGCTGCTGGTCATCATCAACGCCGCAGTGCTCGGCTTCCTGTTCTGGTTCATCGATGCGCGCGCGAAACACACCGCCGAGGTGCTCAATCAACTGCTGACGGCCTGTCTGAACAAAGGGGGCTGATTTGTGCTTCTCGACGTTATGGCTCGTCAATCTGCTGGTGTGGCTGATCGTCGTCGCCGGCGTGGTTGCCATCGCCATGATCCTGCTGCCGATCCTGCTCAACTGGCTCGGCTGGGCCGGCGGCGTCGTGATGCAGGTCATCAAGATCGTGGTTGCGGTGGTCGTGCTCGTCGCGCTGGTGTGGCTGGTCTACGACGTTGTGACGTGCATCGGCCCTGCGCGACTGCGATGAGCCCCGTCTCGATCATCGTCGTCGTGCTGCTTGTCCTGCTGCTACTCGGCGGCGGCTACGGCTACCGCAGCGGGTATCTCGGACAGGGTTACGGCTACGGCGGATACGGCTACGGCGGATACGGCCTCGGCGTCGTCGGCGTGCTGCTCGTTGTGCTGCTCGTGTTGCTGGTTCTGGGGAGGATATAGCCGATGCCCAGAGCAAAGGCTGGTGATGCGGAGATCATCAAAGAGGCCAAGGCCCGCTTTGAGCGGTGCGTCGGCTGGGAGAGTGCGTGGCGTGACCGGGCGTTGTTCGACACTAAATTCGCCAACGCTGATGCCCATAACGGATGGGCATGGGATACCAACGTAAAGAACGAGCGTGGCAATCGGCCGACCCTCACTTACAATCAGGTCAGAGTCCATAATCTGCTCGTGGTCAACGACGCGCGCCAAAATAAGGCGCAGATCAAGGTAACACCGACCGGTGGCCGCGCGAGCTACGAAGCGGCTCAGGTGTTCAGCGGCATCATCCGTCGCATCGAGTATCAGTCGAAGGCGGTCGATGCGTATTCCACCGCCACCTACCACCAGGTCGAGAGCGGCATCGGCTACGTCCGCGTCGAAACCGACTACGTGGATGGGCAATCGTTCGACCTCGACCTGTTCATCCGCCGCATCGCCGACCCGCGCAGCGTTTACATGGACCCGGACGCTAAACTTTATGACAAGAGCGACGCCAATTTCGCGTTTGTATTCGAGGACATCCCGCGCGACCGCTACGAGGAGGAGTTCGGCAAGGAGGACAACGTCGCTCCGGTGACGCTGGATCATAGCGACGGCTGGAACGACAAGGACCACGTTCGCGTGGCCGAGTATTGGCGCCGCAACCTCAACAACGAGACCATCCATCTTCTGAGCGACGGCACCACGGTGCGGGACAGCGACATTCCCGCCGAGTTGCGCGATCAGGTCACGCCCATGATCGTCAAGTCGCGGGAGGTCGCGGAACCCGAGATCGAGTGGTTCAAACTCGCCGGCGATAAGGTCATCGATCGGGAGGAATGGCTCGGCAAATATATTCCGATCGTGCCGTTCATCGGCGAAGAGACGGTGATCGAGGGCGAGATGGATCGCAAAGGGCACACGCGGTCACAGATCGACGCCCAACGCATTTACAACTACTGGGCTAGCGCTGCCGTCGAGCAGGTCGCGCTGCAGACTAAAACGCCGTATGTCGCGCGGGTCGATGCGATCACGGGCCGTGAAGAGCAGTGGGCGACGGCGAACACCAAGAACTGGAGCGTCTTGGTTTACAACGGCTTGGACGAGGCTAATCAGCCGATCCCGCCCCCCGCCCGTGTCGAGCCGCCCGCGATGGCTCAGGCCTACGTCCAGGGTATGTCCATTGCGCGTGAGGATCTGCGCGCGGTCACCGGCCAATATCAGGCCGAGCAGGGCATGCCGAGCAATGAGCGTAGCGGTATCGCCATCCAGCAGCGGCAGCGGCAGAGCGAGCAGATCACGTATCACTACGTCGACAACCAGGCCAAAGGCATCCGGCAGGTTGGGCGCATCCTGCTCGATCTCATCCCTAAAGTTTACGATGTGCGGCGTGTTGTGATGACCCTCGCCGAGGATGGCGACGAGAGCAAAGTGGTGGTCGATCCCGAGGCGCCAGAGGCACACCAGCAGGTGGCGCAGGGGCCGGATGGGATGCCCGCGCCGGTAACGCCAGGCCAGGCGCAGCGGCAGCAGGAAGACCCGGAACGACCCGATCCAAGCATAATCTTTAATCCGAATATTGGAACTTACGATTGCGAAAGCGACGTGGGTCCATCGTATGGAACACAAAGACAGGAAGCCGCAAACGCCTTCTCTCAAATTATGGCCCAAAATCCCGCAGCCTTCCAAATAGTCGGCGATTTTTGGGCCGCAAACTCGGACTTTCCCGGCGCGGACGAACTCGCCGATCGGCTGAAGCGTGGCCTGCCGCCGCAGTATAAAGCCGGACCCGATCCGCAGGTTATGGCGATCACGCAGCAGGCCCAGCAGATGCAACAGCAGGCGCAGGGCCTGCTCCAGAAGGCCGATGCGGAGATTGCTGGGCTGAAGGCTCAACTCGTCCACGCGCAGGAGATGCTGAAGGACAAGGGTGCCGAGATTGCGATTGACGACTACAAGGCCGAGACCGACCGGCTCAAGGCCGTCGGCGGCATCGATCCGCTGAGCTTGCAGGTCATCGTGCGGCAGATGGTTTCCGACATGCTCCAGACCGAGTTGCATCCTGTGTTGCAGCAACACGCCGCCCAGCAGAGCGAGCTACAGGCCACGATGGCGCCTCCTGTGCCACCGAACGGGGATGGCAGCGCGACGCCGCCTACGACTGCCCCAGCCCCGGCAATGGTGCAATGACCGACGACCCTCTCGCTGCCGCACTGGCAGAGCAAGCCGCGTCGACCCGTCTTGTCGAGGCGCTGGCCGAGATCAAGCGGCTGCGCGAGCACATCGCTGAGTTGGAAGCCGCCGCCGCCGTAACGCGCGGCACACTGGCAAAGCCCACGCCGGACGACGACCAGCCGGACATCGTCCACAACGTCCCGCCCAACGCCCCCCCACACAACGAGTAAGCGTCTATGTCCGAAACGACCGACACGCCGCAACCCGGCGTCAGCGAAACCGCGCCCGAGCCGCAGCCGCAGCCGTCTGAAGCACCGGCCGACGATACTGCCCGCGATACCACGGAGGGCGACGAGCAACCGGAGCCTAAACCGTCACGCGCCGACCGGCGCTTTGCCGAACTCACCGCCAAGCTCGATGCGTTGTCCCGCGAGAACGCGCGCAGGGAGGAGGAACTCGCACACTGGCGACGCCAGGCCGCACAGGTGCCACCCGCCGACGAAACGCCGGAGCAGCGCGAATATCGCGTGCGCGAGCAGATACGCGACGAGGAGCGGTTTCGCCTCCAGGTCGAGCGGTTCCACGCCGAGGGCGCCTCGCAATACGGCGATTGGGCGAAATTGTGCGAGGACGTGAAATCGATGGGCGCCGATGCGCCGCTGTCCCGCCTGATCGTGGAAATGCCCGAGGCGGTGAAGGTGGTTGCCGCATTGGCCGACGATCCCGCCGCGGTGCAGCGCATCTCCAATATCCAGTCCGAGCGGGGCCGCGCCATCGCGCTCGGTAAGTTTGCCGCAACGATCGAGGACCGGCCCGCCATCCCTCGCGCCGCGCCGGTCGCCGTCACCCGTGCACCTGCTCCAGTCCGCACCGTCACGGGACGCGCCTCACCGGTGTTCAACGAATATACCGCAACACCTGACCAGTTGGCCGACTTCTACATGAAGCAGACCTTGGAACGGCAGCAGCGGCGGTGACGACCTAGCCGTGCCTGACCGCCGCGCCCGGTATATGGCGCTGTAGCTACGCCTATAGGCCGTCGCGTCAGGCCATAAACACGCTGTGCCGTGCTGATCCGTCTGCGGCTGTGTCTGCCCTTTTCGTCGCAGCGGGCAATCGAGGCTCCAAGAACCGCTAGCCGGTGAGGAGCCCTTTTCCCGCACTCGCGACGAAAGGGCCAGACAATGCCCGCCACAAACACACTGTTGACTATAAATATGATAACGGCCAAGGCGCTGGCGATCCTCCATCAGCGCTGCAACTTCATCGGCTCCATCAACCGCGAATACGACGACAGCTTCGCACAGAGCGGCGCTAAGATCGGCAACACGCTGCGCATTCGCCTCCCGGTGCAATATACCACCAGCATGACGCCAGCGCTCAGCCTGCAGAACACCGTTGAAACAATGGTGGCCCTGCCGATCACCAACCAGTATCACGTAGACTTCTCGTTCAGCAGCGCTGAACTCACGCTGTCGATCGACGATTTCTCGCGCCGTTACATCGAGCCGGCGATTGCGCAACTCGCAGCGTCGATCGAAAGCACTTGCATCAATCAGATGTGGCCGACGATCTATAACCAGGTCGGGACGGCTGGCGCGGCGATGCCGTTCAAGACGGTCCTGCAGGCTCGCAAGTTGCTGCTCGACAATCTCACGCCACAGACCAGGCAGTGGCAGCTTAGGATAAACACACAGGACAACGTCGACCTCGTCGACGCACTTAAGGGCCTTTTTCAGTCCACTACCGAAATAAAAAGGCAATACACCGACGGCGTCATGGGGTTGGCGGCTGGATTTGAATGGGCTGAGAACACCCATCTCACCACCCAGACGCGCGGTGCGGAGAGCGGCTATCTGGTGTCGCCAGCCTCACAGACCGGATCGACGCTCGCGGTCATTACCGGCACGGGGGCAGGCAATGCGGGCGATGTGTTTACGATTACCGGCGTTTATCGCGTGCATCCCGAGACCAAGGTCAACACCGGCGTGCTGCAGCAGTTCACGCTGACCGCAGCCTACACCGGCGGCGCCGGCAACATGGCCATCTCGCCGGCCATCGTCACGTCAGGGCCGCAGCAGAACGTGTCCGCTTCGCCTGCCAACAACGCGCCGATCACGTTCGCCAACACGGCCAGCACAGCAACGGGACTGTCTATTGCTTACCATCCCGACGCTTTTACTTTCGCCACAGCCGACTTGATTATGCCAGGTGGCGTGGACATGAGTAGTCGTGTAGTAAAAGACGGTATATCTATGCGTGCAGTCAGACAATACTCGATTTCTGATGACACCATGCCGATCCGCATAGATGTGCTTTTCGGATTTGCCACGCTGCGACCCCAACTCGCTGTTCGACTCGTGGCAAATTAGGAGGCGGCCATGTCAGGCTTTGCCAACCGAGGGCCGCAGGACAACGTCAGCACGTCGTCCTACTCGCCCGGCCATCAACTGTTCGACCCGTCTACCGCAGCGCTCGGCGGCGGCCGTTCCTATGCTGCCGGCATCACGGCAAAGGCCGGCGGCACACGGGCAGCCGCCACTCCGCTGAGCGCGGCAGTCAACCGCATCTCCGTCTGCGCCACGGCGGCCGATAGCGTGTATCTCCCGCCCGCTGTCGGTGGCCAGGTCGTGTATGTCCAGAACGCCGGCGCGGCAGCGGCGCAGGTGTTCGCGGCACCGGGCACGAGCGACACCATCAACGGCGTGGCGGCGGCGACGGGCGTCAGCCTTGCCGCCGCTAAGGCGTGCTCGTTTACCTCGCCGGGGCCCGGCGTTTGGTATTGGGTGCTGTCGGCTTAGCATCTGCCGGGACGGGGAGCGCTCCCCGTAGCAGCTTGGCGTGTGGCCCCCGAGCGTCCTGTCAAACCGGCAGATCGGGGGCGCCTTTTCGCTAATTGTCCCACACCGTTATGTCGTATCATCGCGGCATGATGAACCGAGATGAAAAAAGCGAATACAACCGCCTCTATAGGATCGCCAACAAGGCCCGCATCGAGGCTCGGCGTGCTGAACGAAAGGCCGATCCTGCCAGGGTATGCAGCGTGCCAGGTTGTGGTCGTGCCTATGACACTCAGGGCTACTGTGCTCGCCACTACATGGCGTTCCGCCGCAATGGCGATCCTACCGAGGTCCGGCAGCAGCAAATCCACGGCAAGACGCTGGCTGAACGTGTTGCGGCCTACACCAAGCGGGCGCGCTGGTGCTGGGAGTGGACTGGGACGCGCAACCCACAGGGGTATGGCGTGCTGCGTGTAGGAGAAAGCGCACGGCTGGCTCACCGCGTGGCTTGGGAGTTGGAGAACGGCAAGATCCCAGAAGGGCTGCATGCATGCCATAGGTGCGACAATCCTGGCTGTGTGCGACCCGATCACATCTTTCTCGGCACCATTGCCGACAACAACGCGGACATGAGGGCCAAGGGCCGCAATAGCGGCAAGCCATCGAAGCTCAGCAAGCAGGATGTTCGTCGGATAGAGGCTAGTTCGGCCAAGAATATCGATCTTGCTCGGCGCTTCGGCGTGTCAGAAACCACCATCCGTGCAGTCCGTCGTTATGGTCAAACCTGGAGGCCAAAGTGATAGAAACGACAGGAGATTTGATCCAGTTTACCCTCAGAGCTTCAGGAATTTCCGGAACTGGACAAACTCCCTTAGCAGAAGACGCCAATACTGCGCTCGACTTCTTGAGAATGTTGCTTAGCCAATGGCAGCGACAGCGCTGGATGATCTGGAACGAGCAGGAGCTGTCGCTCACCTCCACCGGCGCCACCTTCTACACCATCGGCCCCGGCCAGGACTTCGATACCGCGCGCCCGGACAAGCTGCATGCCGCCTGGTGTCGGCTGATGCCGTTCAGCGGACCTAACGCCGTGGACCTGCCGCTCTCCATCATCGAGGCTAAGGAGGACTGGGCAGGGATCACGGTCAAAGACCTCAAGAGCCTGCCGGCTGCCGTGTTCTACGACAGCAGCTTCCCGACCGGGCGGGTGTATTTCTGGCCGGTGCCGCCGGCCGCGCAATACCAGATGCACCTGCTTGTGAAGGCTGGCCTGCCAACCTACACGACACTCACCGATCCGCTGGGCCTGCCTCCCGAGTATCTGGAGGCGGTGATGTGGAGTCTGTGTGTGCGCCTGCAAATGGCTTACGGGCTTCCAGCGCGTCCTGACCATGTCGCGGCGATGCGCCAGGCCATCAACGTCATCCAGAACGCCAACTCGCAAATCGGGCTGTTGAGCATGCCGGCGGCACTTAGCGGGCACCGTGGTGGCGATGTCTCGTCCTGGGTTGGCAAGGGCCTCAACAGGGCCTGGACGCTAGGCGGGGAAGCTGTGTTGTGAGCGGTGTTCCGAGCTACCCCTGGGAAAGCGGCGACGTGCTCACGGCGGCTGCGCTGAACGCCGCCATTGCGAGCGCTGGGACTGGTCCGGCCGGACCTCCCGGCAGCCCCGGAACGTCATTCCTTCAAGGCAGTGGGCCGCCGTCAGGCACGGCGCCGACAGGCTCCACATACCTCGATGTCAGCAACGGTGATATCTGGCTGTTCAGCTAGATGTTCAGCGTGTCTTCCGCTGTCCACTTCGCGCGCAACCGACGTCTTTTAATCGCCTCGCAGATGGAGCAATAGCGTTGGCCGCCGTAGACACGATCGTAAGCGTGTCCCCTAGGGCAATGTGTCTTTTGGCTGTTGGCGTGGATAACAGGGTTGAAACTGTCGTGCGCTGCTTTGATGAGCGCTTCAAGGTGCGCCGGGTTAACGCAGGAACGGTTTTTACAGATATGATGGATGACGTGGTCTTCCGGTAGATCGCCATGAACAGAGAACCACGCAACGCGATGAGCGCGTCGGTTCATGCGACGAAAGTAGAAGGTGCCATAACCGTCCCTATCCAATGGTCCTTGCCAGATCAGGCAATCATCGATGGTTTGCTTGTATTTGGAGGTGAAGCGGGTCGCCTCCAGAGCTGTCAGATACACCGTCGCTCCTCTCCCCTACATGGCCCGCAAGGTAACTCGGTCCGGCAGAATGAAGCAAGAGGCGATATGTCATGGCTTGGGCTAAGACAGGAAATCTGAGAGGGCCGGCGGGGAGCGTCGGGCCTCCTGGTCCAGCAGGCAGCGTCACCACCATCGCCACGTCAGGGGCTGGCATTTCCGGCGGCCCGATTACCACCACGGGCACGCTTTCCGTGTCCTGGAACGGCCCTGCGGTCAACGCGCTTGGCAGTAGCCTGACAGCCGCGGGTGGCACGCTCCAGGTCATCGGCTCACCGCCGAGCGGCGCGGCAGGCGGCGACCTGTCTGGCACATTCCCCAACCCTACCGTCAGCAAGACCAGTGGCGTCTTGTTCGCGGCCTCGGCGACGACCGACACCACGAACGCTACCAACATCACCACCGGCACGCTCGCCGCCGCACGACTGCCGGCACTCTCTACGATGAGCGGGTCGGTGACATACGCGCAGCTTCCGACCGAGGTGCAGCAGTTGCCGATCAGCTTCCCGTTCGCCGGAGTTCCGGCGGCATCCGCCCGTGTCAACGTGCCGATGCCGATGGCCGTCACCGTCCCCGCGTCATTGGCGGGGACTGTAGTTTACGACACCACCAAGACAACATCCTCCGCCGTGTTCACGCTCAACAAGATCAGCGGCGGCAGCACGACGGCGCTCGGCACCGTCACCGTCACGTCCACGAGCAACACGAGCTGCACGCTGGCCGGCGCCGGCGGCTCGCTCGCTGTCGGCGACGTGCTGCAGGTCGTGGCGCCGGGAACCCCGGACGCTACTCTCGCGGATTTGGGAATAACCCTGCTGGCAGCCCGCGTCTAATGGCCGATCCGTTCATCTCCAATGTCACCCTGCTGTGCCATTGCAACGGCACCAACGGCGGAACGACGTTCACTGACAACTCTCCCCAGGCACGTCCGTTGACAGCAGCAGGCGCACCGTTGCCGACCACATCCTCAACTCAGGCTAAGTTCGGGGCCACGTCCTGCTTTATCGGCGCGGCCTCTGGCTCCTATGTCGACGTTGGCGGCGCCCTGGCAGACTTCGATTTCGGCAGCGCCCCATTTACCATGGAAGCGTGGATTTATCTGACGGCGATTAACGCGACCTGTCCCGTGCTCGCCAGAATCACAGTGCCGGGACCAAACACGTCCTTCTGGTTCGGCGTGTCGTCGGGATATTCGCGGTTCTGGTATTACAGCGGCGGTGTGCAGAAAGATTACTTTCAGACGCCGTCCATCGGCATCAACGCATGGCGGCATCTGGCGGTGGACAGCGGCGGTAATGGCACGACGTTGCGGGTTTATGTTGATGGCGTTGTCATCACGCCGACCGCGACCATGCTCCCCGTCGATGCCACGACAACGTCGGCGCGCATGGGCAACGACCAGACCAACAGCGTGCCATTCAAAGGATATATCGATGAGGTGCGCGTGACCAAGGGTGTGCAACGCTACAACGGCGCTTTCACGCCACCCACGGCCCCGTTCGATGATCCGGTTGTCGGCGGCACGACGCAAGTGCGCGTGAGCATACTGGCATGAAACAGGCGCTGACCGGAGTGGCTTACGAGGCGCACAGTGTGATCGCGAGCGCACAGCGCAATCGTTGCTTTGGAACAAAGATTGTGGCAATGAACAAGGATGCCCGCTCCGCTCGATCTGACCGGCCGAGTATTCGGTCGTCTCACAGCCATTACCCTCGATACATCTCAAATTCGCAAGGGCAGACGATGGATTTGCCGCTGCGAATGCGGCAATCCGACGAGCGTGCGGAGCATAATGCTAACCTTTGGTCACACGCGTTCCTGCGGATGCCTTCAGAGGGAATATGTCGATCTGACAGGGCAAACGTTCGGCGATTGGACGGTGTTGGGGCGCAGCCCAGGGAAGCGTCGGCAGATACGGTGGTTGTGCCGATGTGTGTGCGGCACCGAGAGGACGGTCTTCGGGTTCAGTCTTGTCAACGGCACTGCTACGCGATGCACGCGAAAGCAGGACCTTACCGGCCGGACTTTTGGAAGATGGACCGTGCTCAGGCCAGGCAGAATGACCGGTCGCACGCAATACTGGCGGTGTCGTTGCGAGTGCGGCACCGAGCGGGATGTAGTGGGTTCCAGTCTGAACACCGGCATTTCAGCATCATGCGGATGTCGAATTGGAGTCAGTGCCAAGAAGCGGTTTCGGCGACATGGTCAGGCGAACAGCAAACTGTATTGGGTCTGGGTATCGATGCGGCAGAGATGCCAAAACCCGAACAACAGAGCATATTTCAGGTATGGAGGTCGCGGTATTCAGGTTTCCTCGGATTGGGATACTTTCCAGGGTTTCGAGCGCGACATGGGGCTGACCTACGTTCCTGGTCTGACGCTCGATCGGATCGACGTGAACGGCAACTACTGCCTCGGAAACTGCATGTGGGTGCCAATGTCAGCGCAAGCAGGCAACCGGCGACCGTATTCGGAGTGGAAGCGTCGTGCGCGTAGCTCTGACAGGGGGTGCCTATCAGTCCCATAGCGTAATTAGTTCCGCGCAGCGTTCGGTGAATTTATTCGCCGAGCCGATGCCCGAGCACCAGGGCGAGCCGATGCCGGTGGCTCACTATCCCACACCAGGCACCAGACTTTTAGGAGTTCTGCCCAAAGGGCCGGTGCGCGGCATCCGCCAGTCCGTCACCGGCGGCGTGTATGCTGTGGGCGGCGATACCGTGTATTCCGTCGATCCCGTGTCGCGGGCGGCCACCGCGCTCGGCACCATCACCGGCGGCCTGCGCACGCCCGTCAGCATGGCGGACAACGGCCTCGATATGGTGATTGTCGACGGCAGCGGGAACGGCTGGCACGTCACGCTGGCGGGCAACGCCTTCGCCCAGATCGACAACACGGCCGGCACGTTCTACGGCGCGGACAAGGTCGACTATCTGGACACGTATCTGCTGTTTAATAAGCCGACAACGCCGCAATTCTACAGTAGCGACAGCCTGGCGCTGACGTTTGACCCGCTCTGGTTCGCGAACAAGGAGAGCTACTCCGACCTGCTGGTGACGCTGGCTGTTGCCAAACGCGAGATATGGCTGTTCGGCTCGCAGACGACCGAGATCTGGTTCAACAGCGGTAAGCCGGATTTCCCGTTTGAGTCCATGCCGGGCATCTTCATCGACCACGGCTGCGTGGCGAAATACTCAGTCGCCAACTACGACAATTCAGTGTTCTGGCTGACGGCCGACCGGCAGGGCCGTGGCATCGTCATTATGGGCGCCAAGTATGAGACCAAGCGCATCAGCACGTATGCCATCGAGGCCGAGATCGCTAAATATGAGCGCATCAACGACGCCATCGGCTTCTGTTACCAGCTTAGCGGCCATACCTTCTACGTCCTGACGTTTCCGCGCGCCGATAAGACGTGGGTGCATGATATCACCACGGGGTTGTGGCACGAATGGCTCTGGATCGACAGCAACGGCGACGAGCACAGGCACAGGGCGAATTGCTATTGGCCCATCAACGGCGTCGGTGTCGTCGGCGACTGGCAGAACGGCAACCTCTACGCGCTCGATCAGGACGTATACACGGACAACGGCACGCCCATCAAGCGCGTGCGCAGCTACCCGCACATCCTGAATGATGGCAAGCGGGTGTTTTACCGGCAGCTCATGGCGGACATCGAGTGCGGCGAGCCGCGCGGCCCCCAGTGGGTTGGTCTGCCAGCGGACGATCTTCTGCGCGATGCCGGCGGTGCCTTCATGCGTGAGGATGGTGCCAAACTCAAGCGCGAGGCCGGATTGCGGGTGGATCATGACATGGTGAGCCTGCGCTGGTCGGATGACCGAGGGCACACGTTCGGCAATCCTGTGGTGCAGACAGCGGGGAACGCGGGCGAATATCTGACCAGCCTGCAATACCAGCGGCTCGGCATGGCCCGCGATAGGGTGTTCGAGTTGAGTTGGAGCACCGCCAGCAAGCGCGCCCTTCAAGGCGCGTGGATCGACGTAACCCCAGGGATGAGCTAATGTCCGGGAAGATTTCAGGCGACACGACCGTCCCCTACAAGCCGAGCCTGTTCGTTCCCGCCGTGGATATGGCGCGTGCCGTGGGCAGCCAGAACGTCAAACTTCTGGCCTCCTCGCTCGTGCCGGGATCGGTGTTCACACCACAACAATTCGGTGCCGTGGGCGATGGTGTCGCGGACGACACGACCGCCATCCAGTCCGCTATCGATGCCGCCTCGGCCGCCGGCGGTGGCCTGGTCCAACTCGGGGTTGGCACCTTTAAGGTCTCGGCCACACTGACCATCGGGAATGGCACCGCCTCGTCGGTCTCGACACAGGCCGGCGTCGTTCTCGAAGGCGTGGGCGTCCTGGCCGCGCCGGTGTTTTTCACCGGCTATCCGATCCACTCGTCCACCATGATCGTCTGGGCCGGCGGTGCCGCGCCGATCATCAGCATTCGCGGGCCAATTCAGGGGTGGGGCGTGCGAAACCTGAACCTGGACGGCAACAGCATGGCGACGCACGGCATACTCGTCACGTCCGGCCAGTTCGGCGACAGTGCTAATATCATGATCCATGAATGCGCCGTCTCCGCGATTAGCTCCACGACCTTCGCGACGTTCGCCGGTGTCGACAATACAAACAGCCAACATAACGTATGGAATAACATCTATATTTCGATCCCGAACCTGTCGGGCGCGAATGGCATAGTGCTCACCGGCGTGGGGCCGGCGCCGTCCTCCAACACTTGCTACAATATGTTTACCA